GCGATGATCAGCGTGCGTGCGGCGGAGCCCGAGCTGGCGAAGCGGGTCGATGTCGAGCAGAAAGCCGCAGGCGTCGGTGCCGCGAAGCACGCCGTGACATTCGTGCAGTGACGACCGCCGCCTTCGGCAGAGCGAAAGCGGCGAAATGACGAAGAGGAGAAAAAGCAATGGCCACATCACCTTCTGGGGTTCCGTTTCTGAGCGATGCGAGCGTGCGCATCGTCGCGCACACGGCGCTGGTGCTGGGAACGGCCAAGACAACGACATTCAGCGAGCAGTACGTTAAGCTGCCGGCGGCAGCCAATGCCGGGCCGGTGAAGTGCGTCACGCTGCTGAACTTCTTCGAGCCGCCCATCGTGTATGCGGGCTATGCCACGGGCGACGACCCGACGACGGTGAACGGCGTGGCCTGGGCTGGCACGTATGCGGGCGAAGGCGTTGGCAAGCCGATACTCGGGGCCGTGACGGGAGACGTGGCCTTGTGCATCGCGGCGGGGACGTTCGCGGCGGGCGTCGTGCTGCTCATCGCCGACGCCTACGGGCGCGTGGACAGCCTGGCGAACCTGGCGGCGTCGATCCCGCTGAATCCGGGCGACGTGATCTATCCCGTGGGCATCGCGCAGACGCCGGGCGTCGCCAACGGTTTCACCGAAGCGCTGCTCGACTTCGCGCCGTCGCACTACTAGACGGCGGCTGAGCAGAGCGGTTTTTGACCGGGCCGCCGGGAATGAACTCGGCGGCCAAGAGTGCAAGATGGAACTTGTGGTATAGGAGGATGTAATGGGAGCTACTCCAGCAATCTACCCAGACCAAATTCTGAGCAACGTGTCCGTGGAGTTCACGCAGCCGGGGCTGGCGGCACAGAAGTTCTTGCCGCGCGTGCCCGTGCCGACGATCAGCGGACGGATCCCGAAGGCGGGCTTCGAGCGCTTTCACCGCTACAACACGGCGTACTTTCCGGGTGGCGAAGCACGCGAGATGATTCGCTCGAACATCATCTTGGACGCCTACCTGTGCGCGCCGCACTATATCAAGAAGCTGGTGTCGGACACCGAGCGCAAGGCATCGAATCTGCCGGGCTTCGAGGTCGACGTCACGACGACGAACGAGGTCACCGAGATCATCTGGCTCGACCTGGAATTCGCCGCGTTCAATCTCATCACGTCCGGGGTTTCTGGCGCGACGCTGGCGGGACCGAATCAGTGGTCGGACTACGTGAACTCAGACCCGATAGCGGCCATCGAGGCGCAGAAGCCGACGATCTTGAAGGGGGCGACGCGCGAGGCCAGCAAGCTCGGCCTTGGCTACGACACGTTCATCGCGCTGAAGAACCACCCGAAGATCCTCGACCGTATCAAGTACACGCAGCGCGGCGTCATCACCCCGGACATCCTCGCTGGGCTGTTCGACGTGGGCGAGGTGGTGATCCTGAACGCCCTGTACGACGCTTCTGCGGGATACGCCAGCGGGAAATTCGGCAGCGTGAACGCGGCCACTTCGCCGCTTGACTTCGTCTGGTCGAAGGTCGCTCTGCTCGCCTTCGTGCCGGACACCCCGGCGGTGCGCACGCCCGCCCTAGGCTACTCCTATTGGTTCTCGGACACGGTTCCAGGGGGCGGCCCGGCGGTGTTCCGATATCGCTGGGAGATTCGCGAGGGCGAGTTCATCGAGTGCCGGTCGTTCTGGGACGTGCGGCTCGTGCGGGCTCAGGCTGGCTATTTGTGGCTGAACTGCATCGCGTAGCGCGTTGCTGTTAGATCGTAGATCTCGAAAGGAGCGCGCATGATGCGCAAAGCAACCGATTCAATCGAAGAAGACCTTGCGGCATCCTCGGCTACAGGCAGCAGAGCTCCCGCAATCGTGACGGAGCCCAAACGCTTCCGCTATCGCGTTCTGAAACCGATACATCTAGTAGTGCGCGGTACGCCAGGCAAGTTGGGCACGGACGTTTCCGGAAACCGCCAGGTGCTGGCCGGGGGAATCGATGAGGAGATCTGCTACTGGCCGCGCGAGACGGTGGTGGACGGCAAGGCGATTCCGACCACGGTTGCCATGATCCCCGGCTGCATCAATGGCATGGTTCCCTCCGGCGGGCACGGCAGGCTGATTCCGGTGGACCTCAGCGGCGAGATTTGGCTTACGGAAAAAGAACTTATGGGGCTGCGACATGGTCAGGTTGAGCCCATCGATCCGGGCGCGCCGCCGGTGCCGAGCGGATTGATCGACATCATTGACCAGGAGCAACTCGCGATGGCGCGCGGGAACCTGGAAGGCCCGGATGACCCGCACGAGGCCATACGGCAATTGGCCGAACGGCAAGCCGCGCAGGAAGAGCGGATGCGCGCGATGGAGCGGCATATCCGGGTCGGATAGTTGGACTCCCAGGAGGGCATGAGCGATGGCGATAGCGATCACGGCGACGTACTACAAGCTGGGCCGGAGTCAGGACGGCGTGCCGCTGGCGACGGCGATCCTGACAATCACCGGATTGACGGCCGGTGCCGACAATGCCGTGAGCGTGACGAGCGACGGAACGAGTGCGGGCGTGCGCCTGCTGGGAGCGTCGGCGAAGCTCGTGGACGTGCCGAAATACGTGGCGGCAGCCACGGGCGGATGGTACGAGAGCGCCGCGCCGAGCCTTGATGCGGCCGCTGTTCCGAACATCGTCTTGAACATCCACGTGGATGCCGGAGGTCCGACGACATTCCGTGTCGGTCTGACATACGGCGACTAGGCGGAGTTGAGGATGGGTTTCTGCGTGCTCACGGATGTCACGGCCAGGGTCCCGCGCTTCACGGTGGACTTGCCGAACAATCCCAGCACGGAGCAGATCGGCCAGTGGATCGACAATCGCGCCGGGGAAATCTACGCGCGCCTACTGAATCGCGGCATCGACCCCGGCTGGAACGCGTCGAAACTGAGCAGCATGGGGTTGACCGCAGACCAGGTGGCCGCAGCTACCGCTTGGCTGCGCGAGGCGAATATCAAGGGCGCGCTGGCCGACGTGCTCAATGCGCTGCAATCGAGCATCACGCTCCAGGCGGGCGAGGTGAGCGAGGCGTCGCGGGCCATGCGCGAGTACCAGCAGCTTTTGACGGAGATCGCGCGCGGCTTCTACGACGCGCTATTCGGCAACGCGTCGCGGCTCCAAGGATACGCGGGAGGCGACACGCTCGTCGGCGCAACGCCTTCGGGCTTGGGCTTGAATGTGGCTTTCGGCAAGGCGAACAAGTACTGAGATGCCAGCAAGATCGTTTGTCAAATTCAAGATCGCGTGGGACTACAAGGGCGAGCGGGGAACCTATCGCCTTTGGGACGGCAAATTCAGGGATCAGATGGCCGATTGGACGAGGATTTGGCGGCGTCTCGTTTCGGAAGTCCTCATGCCATTCGTCGTGAGGCAATTCCGTAGCGAAGGCGGCGAGGGTCAGAGGAAGTGGGCGGAACTGGCTCCAACAACACTAAAGCGCAGACTTTATCCCGGCAAGCCCATACTCCAGCAGACCGGCATGTTGCAGATGTCATTCATCGGAGGCCCCGACCACATCGAGGAGATCGAGGCCAAGCGCATGAAGTGGGGAAGCGCCTCTCGATATGCGCTGTTCCATCAGAGCGGCACGGGAATCAAGCTTGGAGACCCAACGCCGCGCGGCTACGAGTTCAAGGAATCGCTTCGTGGTGGTGTGGTCACAAAACGCCTTCGGTATGGCGCAGTCCATGCTGGTGGGTATTGGGAGCCGACGGAAAAGGGCCGGGGGATGCCGCAGCGGCCGATCCTGGACCTCTACTGGCTCAAAGTCGCCGAATTGGGCAAAGAATATAGCCCCTGGAACAAGAAAATGATGGACATCATCCGCTGGGAATTGCGCGAGGCGGCTAGACGCGCGGGACTCGCCTTGATGGGACCCGAGGAGCGTGCGATGCCGGGAGCGGGTGCCGAAGCACTACGCATCGGAGATATCGCGCTCGGGAACGTGTAGGATAGGAAATGCCGTGGACATCGTACTACAGCGCGCAACTCGTCAAGCCTCTGATTCGCCAGTTGGCGGCGATAATCTACCGCGACCAGGCAGACGCTCTGGCATCGGTTGGGCTGGCCGAGGCCAAGCACCGATTCCAGGAGTTTCAGATCGCGCTTGCCCCGATTCGCCAGTGGCCGTGCGTGCTGATAGCGCCGGCCTCGGACGTGTTCGATGCCGGTTCAGACCTGACGCGCAAGCAGATGGTCGCGCTGTTCGTTGCGGCGGGCGTCACGCACTCAGACCCGAATCTGCTGGCCGAGCTTGCCGAGGACTACGCGCTGGCTTTGGACAGGATTCTGAACAGCATCGAGCTGGCGGATTTCTACGCGCCCTTGCAATTGCCACCGCTGAGCGGCTTCTTGTCGCCCGCGCAGATGGTACAGATGGACGCCGCGGTGACGAACGTCACGCGGCTGTTCGTTGCCTCGATAGATTACGGAGAACTGCGGCGAGCACGATCATCACTTCTAGCAATGCTGGTGACGCTGGTCGTGACGGTCGAGATGGAAGAGGGGAATCCATTGGCGAGGGCAAAGTGAGGCTCTGATGGCGCAAATATCGAATGCGAACCTCATCACGATTTTGGACCGCATGGGGCGCTGGGGCGGCGAGGCGGGGGGCATTCCGCTGGCTTCGGCGGTGGCCACCGGGGGCGTGTATGCCGCGACCAGCCCGAATGCCGGAATCGCCGTGGCAGACGCCGACGTGCTCGCGGCGCTTCAAACTCTGGTCAGCGGATTCACGGACGTTCATCAGCAGGAGGATTTTATCCCGCCCGTGGTCGCGCTTAATGACGGTCAGCCTGCGCTGGGAAGCCTTGGCTACAATTTCTGGGCCGCGCTGAGGCAGGCGCTCGACGTTCACGGGCTGCGGTACAATTCCCTGGCGACGGGCGACCTTTCGGGACTGGACGCGATGCTGCGCATTCTAAACGCCTCTACTCCGACCGTGAGAGCACACGGGCTGTTCAATCAGTATTTCGGCAATCTCTCGCCGGGGAACGTCTTCGTGCCGACGCCCTTCACGCTGGCGACGCTCGCCGTGACCGGGGCGACTAGCGCGACGTTCACGCACGTTGCGGCACTCGATTTGACCCTGTACGGCAGAGGCAAGATCGCGGTTCTGAACACGAAAACCGAAGGACTCACGAGCACCGTCCTGACCATGACCTGCACGAAGTCGGGCGTCGCAACCAGCGTGGTCTTCACGGTGGAGGCGACCACGAACAACTATCTGACGGCGGGAGGCGACACGACGCTGACTTTCAGCGATTGCACGGCGCTGGTCAGCATCTCGGGAGGCTTCACGGGAGACACCTTCAGCATCGTGATCTTGCCCGATAGGGCAATCTCAGCGGCTTGAGTTTGAGGAAGCAGGATGGCGGCGAGGAGAAAAGCGACGATGGGCGAAACCGTGACGGGCAAAGTGAGGCTCAAGCTCGTGCCAGGAAGCCGCTGGATCAGCTCCCCCGTTGACGGCGTGCGAGTGGAATATCGGGATGGCGAGCTGATCGAAGCGGAACTCGACGCCGAGCAGAAACCCGTAGACGAGAATCTGCGCGGCTTGGTCGAACTCGGCTTCGCAGTGATCGAAGGGTAGGTGACCATGCCTTATCTGATAACTGCAAACGAAATCCACGTAGGGCCGGGATTCCTGTGGGTGGATGTGGCGGTTCCGGCGGTCGGAAGCCTGCTCCTCGTGGATGCGGACGGCATCCCGCAGGGCGGGTCGCCGCTCGGCATGGGGCCGGGCGACGGTCATGCGACGTTCCACGCCTCGGCCAAAGAAGAGCTTATCCTGGCCGACCAAGTGACGGCACCCATCGACAAGGTGATGACGGCGGAGACCGCCTACATCGAATTCAGCCTCAAGTCGTCGGCATTCTCGAAGCTGATAAAATTCCTGGGCCACGCCACGTACTCGACGGGAACCGACGCGGGCCTTCCTGTGGGCGCGCAGCAGTACGAGAAGCTGACGTTCGGCGGCCTCGTCGCCTATCCGAGCCATTCCGTCGCGGTCATCTCCCCCATCCGGGGCTATTCCGCTCCGGGAAAGTACGAGGTTGCAGTGCTTTACAGCACGAAGGGCGTGTCGCTCCTGGAGCGGCAGTACACGCGCACGAAAGAAGTCATCGTCAAGGGCCGGTTCGACGGCTTGGCGGTCACGACCAGAGTGGCTGGCGATCAGGTTGGCGCCTCCTACAGACAGCTATAGTTGCCAGTCAAATTGATATGTGGCTTGACTTGATTTCCAGTATCGTAGACGGAGGAAAAACATGTTGAAGAAACTTGGATTTCTGGCGACGGCGCTGCTGTTCGCGGGCTCGCTGTTCGCGCAGGTGAGCTACAAGAACTACCTGGGCGGCTTAGCCGCGCCGCGCATGACGGGCGTCGGCAGCGCGACATTGACGTACACAGCGGGCAGCGTCTATAACGCCGGGCACGCCAATTCCATCGCGGCATCAACGCTGACGACCCTGGGTGCGTCTAAGACGGACTGCTCGACGGCGAGCATCATCGCCGGGACGGACGCCTGTGCGTACATCTATTGGCCGGGCTCGGGCACGGCGCTGGCGAAAAGCAACGCCTACGGTACGGCTGCGGCTGCGGGCAACGTCGTGGTGGCTTTGGTAACCACGGATGCCAGCAGTCTGATCACGGCCATCTTCCCGGCCTCGCTCGCTCTGCCTGGAGCGATTCCCCGGAACCCGGAGTTCGTGACGAACACGGTGGCAACGGGCTCATCGGTGTCATTGACCACGGACACGGTTGCGAACGTGACCAGCATCAGCTTGGGAGCCGGTGACTGGGATGTTTGGGGCGTGGTCGATTACACCCCGGCGGCCACGACCAGCATCACGAACCAGACGCAGGGAATCAGCACGACTTCGGCAACCCTCGGGGCGCAGGACACTTTTTCCAGTCTGACGTTGGCGGCCGAAGTGCCTGGTGCCAGTCCCGAATCCGCGCTTCCCACGCCGGTCGTGCGGCTGAATCTCAGCACGACCACCACGGTCTATTTGGTGGCGAAAGCGACTTTCACCGTGAGCACTTTGAAAGCTTACGGCACAATCAATGCGCGGCGGCAGAAATAGCGGGGCGGCGATGCATTTCTCCGGCGAAGTAACGTTCGGGAACGTCATCATTCTGTGCGTTACGATTTTCGGCTTCGGCGTCAGCTGGACGCGCATCGGGGCCGACATCAACGCGATCAAGGAGTGGATAAGACAGCACACACGCGCGCATGAGCTGAAGAACGGCGAATTGGAGGAGTTGAAAATCAGCTTCGCGCGGCACGAAGCCAGGCAGGAAGACCCGAAGTAGCGTTTCGGGACAAGCAAGAAGAAATCACGCATGGTCACGGCAGGGCGAGCGAGTGATCCTCGTGCTCCTGCCGCCCTATTCGACGAGAGGCGGGGAAACCATCCCCGCCTCGTGTTTTTCAGGAGGGAAAACAATGGAAGAGATTGTCACGAAAGCCGCCGGAGACGGTGCCGTGAGCGCGGAGGAATACATGCGCGAACGGCTGCGCCAGTATGAGGTCAAGCTGCCCTCGGGTGCGGTGTTTCTCATCCGCCGCCCGAACTTGTTCTGGTACGCGGAGAACATCGGCGGTCTGCCCGCGCAATTCCTGGAACGCGCCGTCAATTGGAACCCGCTCGACACGGCATCCACGCCCCCAACA